ATGGCGGCCTTTTTCTTACCCGCTATACTGTATATCCATACAGCACTCGGGCGCATCATGCCGAAGCCACTCCCCTCCATCCAGTCGCCCACCGCTCACGAGCTGCGGAAGATCTGGCGACAATATCCGGACGGGCATGAGGTGCGCCGGCTGATCATCGAGATCGTTCGGATGCGCCGGGTGGTCAGGGAAGCGGAAGAACTCAGGCAGGTCGTCCAGTCGGTCTGGAACGAAGACACCGGCGGGTCGCACCTCGTCGCGCTATACAAGCTGCGGCGGCTCCTGCAGGACGAGGTGCGCCGGACTTAGCAGAGCGACGAGCGGGCCAGCTTGACCAGCCAGATCGACACCGGCCCTACAGCGCCGACGAGGGTCTTGCCGATGCACATCCATGCCGGCTCGCCTTCCTTGAAGAAGTCGACGACCTTCTTCGCCGCGCCGACGGCGAGCACCGCGGCGATCGCATACTCGGGCGCGACATGCGCGGCCATCAGGGCGGCGCCGATCACGCCGCCGTAGACGACGTGGTTCGCCCAGTCCTGCGGGATCTGGAGCTTGTCGATGGGGTTGGTCCAGGTCATCGCACTACCCCCGGTTGTCGCTGGCGACCCGTGGGTCGGCCTGCATCCGGCCGCGGAAGAAACTCGCTACCCCGAGAACGCCACCGATCGCGAGCCATGCCTCGGGCGGCACGATGGGAACGACGATCGCAGGGTTATAGCCGTGCAGGATCGGCAGCAGCAGATAGTCACCGATCCAGGCGATCGCGAAGCAGAAACCGACGAACGGGCGCCAGCTGTATGTCGGCCAGTGATCGGCCTTCGCTTCGACCTGCATCGTCTGATTGATGGCCGACGTGTTCGACACGTCCGCTGCCAGCTCTGCCCTCGTCACGTCTGCGGCAATCTGCGCGAGCTGCCCCTGTTGCTCGAGCATGGCTTTCTGGAACTGCATCGCAAGATTCGGATCGGCCTGCAACGCAGCGACCGCGGCATCGGGCGCCGACTGCCCGGTGACGGCTTGAGCAACGCCGACGACCTTCGTTGCGACGTCCTCGGCCTTCGAACCGCCGAGCCAGCCGGCGATCATCGGTGCGAACTGAGCGAGCGCCATTGCGATAGGGATCAGGGGCATCATGCGGCTCCTTTCGTGAGGTTGGCGGCGATCCGCCGCGTCCAGCCTTTGCCGAACGTCGACCAGGTCGCCAGCGACGTGAAATAGGTCAGGCGCAGCGCATTCCAACGCAGCACGAAGCGCAGCGGGTCGGTCGCCTGCACCGCGGCGATCGTCTGCGGCCCGAGCACGCCGTCGACGCGCGCGCCGGCCGCGCCCTGCATCCAGATCACCGGGTGGCCGCCGTTATAGTTTGCGTCGAAGATCTGGAACGCGACTCGCGGGTCGAATTGGTCGAGGTGGAGGGGATCCCAGTACATGCGCTTGGCGATCGCCTTCGCAGTGTCGCGCGGCAAATCGCGCATCGCTCCGGTGTATCCGGCCGCGCGCGCGACGCGCGCCGTGACGCCCCACATCGTTTCGCCGCCCGGGTCCTTCGGGTTGTTCGAATAGCCCCCCTCGTTCCCGATCAGAGCGTCGAACGCATCGTCGAAGCTGCTCACTTCACTCCCTCCCCATGACTGCGCGCGCCTTCCGGCGCAGCAGGATTTCGATGTACTGCGAGCCGACGATCCCGAGCGCGCTGCCAATGCCGAGCAGCGCGAGCGGGTCGAGATTCGGGATCTGCAGCAGCGCGATGCCGGCCACCATCGAGGTAGCGGACCCGAGCAGCGCGCGGCCGACGATCACGCGAAACGTGAGCTGCTCGCTGCTGACGAGCAGTTTTGCGATACCGATGAGTGCTCCCATGATGATCAGCTCCAGAAACGTTTTTTCATGCTCTTGCATGCGGCCCCCGCGGGTTTAAGGAATGAAGTCGATGACGAAGCTGCCGACCGGAGGTGCATCGGAGAGGTCGTTGTTGGTCTGGATATTGAGCTGGCGAAAGAACGACAGCGTGCTGATCGCCGACAGCGTGTCCCCGCTCTGTGCGCCATAGGCACCCGAGCAGTCGATCACGCGCGTGCCGGCGATCTTCATGTTGATGGTCTGCGACGCCGGTGCGGGATTGACTGGCGTCGTCTCCGACGAAGGCCGCGAAATGATCGCGGTGGCGCTCGACTGCGCCCCCGTGTACGCGGTCTTCACATCCACGACGATGCGCAGGACCTTCCCCTGAATCATCGTGAGATAGCCCGGCAGGCCCGTGAAGTCGCGCAGGAACAGGAACGGGATCTCGAGGCGCGTCGGCTTGCGATACTTGCTGTCGATCGTCACGTCGTCGGCGAAGATCATCCCGCAGATATCGAGTGCCCCGCCGTCGCCGTTCTGGCTTCGGTTGTTGTAGACCGGCTGCGTGCCCTTGATGCGGGGGTTGCGCAGGCCGACGTGGCGCACGATATTCGCCGTGAAGACCTCGCCGACGGTCGGCACACCCGAGCCGCTCAGTGGCGTGCCGGACGGCGACCACTCGCCGGCGATCACCGTGCGGCCCGTCGCCGGGTTGTAGTAGATGTCGGACACACGGATGACGGTGTTGGTCGTCGTGCTCGAAAGCAGCGAACCGACGTCGAGCCCACGGATAATCGTGTCGTTCAAGCCGGAGTTCGACAGCGGCACCTCGACCGTCATATTCACGGGATTGACCGCGGAGATCGTGATCGACAGCTGGCCGCCGCCGGCGAGGAACGGCAGGATCCGTTCGACCTTGTAGACGCTCGTCGTATCGGGCTGTGTCGCCCAGGCGTTCGTGAGCGCCGCGGTGCGCGTCGAGCCGACATAGCTGCCGGCCGACGTCGCGATCTGGCGATACTGGCCCGCGCCGGTGCCCTTCAGGATCCGCACCGCATAGCCGCGCAGCGCGTCGTCTGTCGACGTGGCCGTGGACGCGAGGATGATCTGGTTCGTCGCGGCGCCGCTTTGCGACGGGCACGTATTCAGGTCCTCGTTCGGATCCGTCGTGTCGATGATCGGGTTCTCGATATCGATCGAATCGACCGCTGTCGAAATGCCGATGTTGATGTACTGCGACGACCGCGTCGACGCGCTCATGTCTCCGACGAGCCATTTATCGTCGCGCGATACGAAGCGCCGCGGCCCGAGCGTGGTGATAGGCCGCCGGAACGTATTGCCGAAGCTCTCGACCAGGTTGCAGCCTGGCGCGTTATCCATCTGGCCGATCTCGCACCCTTCGAACACGACGTGGTCGATCAGTTTGTCGACCTCGGAGTACTCGATATAGGAGTCCTGCACACGCACGTGCTGGCACGCGGTCGGGTAGAAGTAGCCGGGGATGCGACAGTTTCGAATCGCGACGCGCAGGCAGCCGGACGTGTATAGCGAACCCGACAGCGACGAGACGACGCCCGGCACCGCGCCGGTGCTCGGCGCGAAGATGATGTTTTCTAGCTCGGCCGACTCGCAGAGGTTGAAGCCGGCCCGGGTGAGCGGAAGCAGACGCGCCGCGCCGATCGCCGCCTGCGGCGCGTTGTTCTGGACATCGAGCCAGTCCTGACGGTACTTGTTCAGGAGCGGCCGCTCGAACGTGATGACCCCGGTATTCACGTTCACGCCGATGATGCGCACATATTCGAAGTAGCGGATCGACGCCGGATAACCGCCGGACCCTTGGTTGTAGCCGTGGATCAGCGCCCACGTGTTCGGCGAGAAATTCGCGGCATCGCCGGCGGACAGCATCATGACGCTCGTCGAGAAGCGCGCGACGGTCGCAATCAGATAGCCCGGGTTGAACGTGCCGCCGATGCCGCCGGACGCGTTATCGAGCATCAAGTCCTGATTGATCACGAGCGGGATGTTCTGCGTCGAGATCGGGTTCGTGCTCTTGTTGAACAGGATCGTCGTCGCGCCCTTCAATTTGAAGTTTTTGATGCCCTGCATCCAGTCCGGCCGCGTGAACGTGACCATGCCGGCGGGCAGAAGCAATTCGAAACAGCGATCCGGATACTGCTTCGCCTGCGCATTGAACGACATCAAGGCAGTCGTATTGTCCGCATTCGGATCGCCGACCAGGCCAAAATCCTGCCAGCTCACAACCTCGCGCGCCTTGTCCTGTACCGTACGCGACGTAGCGCCCGTGCCCCGCTGCTGAAACCCGACGTTGAGTGAGCCGCCGGGCGCGCTCAACTGACTGCCGGGTTCAGTCACGACCTGATCCCAGATCACCACGGCGTTTTTGTCGGCCACGACCTGACGATACGAACCGCTGCCCCAGATCGTCGCCTGTCCGCGCGAATCGAGCACGACGGGGTTCGTGTTGACCTGCGTCTGCGCCTGGTCCTGCCACGTGTCTTGTTTCGTCGTCGTGCCGGGTGCGTAGAACGTCACCGTGCCGTTGGCGAGCGGCTTGCCGTTCTGGTCTACGAACTGCGTTTTCCCGTTCGGAAGGATGGAGGCCATTGCTACCTCAAAGCAAAAAGGCCACCGCAATTGGTGGCCAATAATCGAAATAAATGCGCAGGAATAGTGAATCGAGGTGAGGCGAGCTCACCCTATTTCTTGGAAATTGACCGGAGCTTATTCAACCCAGCGCCAAGCTCCAACGATTGGGCCGCCTCTTTCCCGAGCGCCCTTTTTGCGAATGCTTGGCGCGCCCATGTACCAACCGGGATACCATGCGCTGCTACGTTAGCTGCGCCTTCCATCGCCGATTTCGCAGCGTTGGCTGCGCCGGCCACGAAAGTATTGCTGTTGTTCACGTAGCTGCCCCGTGGCTGTTCCTGCGTGTAACGTGCGACGTTGCCGAGCCTGTCGAGTGTCTGCGCACCGTCGGCGCCGAATACCAGATCGCTTTTCTGACCGAGATTCTGAATGGTCTTATTCAAGGCGGCCTGACTCACATTCCCAGTTCCGGTACGAAGATCGATGCCGGCCTGACTCTTTATGTGGTCCATCAGCCCTGCAGCGATATATTGCTGATTCACCGGATCGCCGGAAAGGTTCTGCAGCATGTTCTGCACGTTCGCCGTTTTACCTCCCGCGACGTACTTCTGAATGAACGCGTCTGCCAGCGGGGATGGTTCGCCGACGCCGACTCCGTCATTCACTGCGGCCTTGTACGCGGGGTCTGCGGCCATGGCCTGAAAGCGCGCGCGCGCTTGCGCCTGCGCCGATTTGAATGCAGCCATCGCTTCAGGACCAGCAGCCGGGCTGATGGGGGCATCGAGAATAGCTTGTCGCAGCAACCCGATATCGTGTTGGACACTGGCGTTTTTCGTTTCGCCGATTGCACCCGACAACGTCTGGTCAATGTCCATAAGGTCGCGAGCGGTCAACGGTCGAACGGCACCACCAGAGCGATCGAATGCCTCGGGAAGCGCTACGACATTGTTCTTCGCATCCGAGAAAATTTGCTGCACGCGCGACGGCAACGCGCGAAACCGCGTCGGCCCGATCTTCGATTCGAAATCTCGCATTGCAGCTGCAGAATCTACGAGTGCCGGTGTTCCGTCCGCATTGCGTGCTCCCTCATATGCGCGAGCGATCTGCTCTTGAATCGGGGCATCGGCCTGCTTGTATGCATCCACGATGGCCTGCCCGATAGGCGTTCCAGACGGCACATTCACATCTGGCGCGACGCGATCTCGGATAGCATCGAAGTTCGCCGCAAGCTGCCCGTTTTGCGCATTAAAGCGCTCCGCTAGGTCCGGCGCTTTGCCGCGAATATTCTGCTCGTGCGACAGCAGATTGACATCGCCTGTTGCCTGCCCCGCCGTAAGCTCAACCGGCACCGGCAGCGAGCCCGCTTCGATGTGGCGCTCTGCGGCGGTCGCATTCAGGGTTCCTGCCTTTTCTTGCGCTGCAATCTTCTGGACGAGAGACTCGGGCACACCTTCCGCGCGCGCCTGATTCGCGAAGCTGGTCCCTGCCGCCCCCATACTGCCGCGACTGCCTACGGACGCTGGAGCGACGCCGGTAGGAGCGTTGCCCGGCCCGAAAGCAGCTGACCCATTTTCTGCCGCTCCAGATGGCGCGACAGCCGGCCCAAGAGACCGCGAGAGGCGATTGGCCGCGGCATTGATGCCGATCCCTGCCGCGCCGCCGGCAACGCCGCCTGCGACCCCGGCTGCCAGTTGAACGTAGGGATTTGCACCGGCATCCTGTGCACCTTGCGAGGCCGCTCCAGCGCCCGCACCACTCGCGATCTGCGTACCGGGATTCGCCGCGAGCTCGGCCCCGATCGTCTGGATCAGCGGATTCGCTGCCATCTTCGAGGCCGTTCCGGCCGCGCCAGCCCCCGCCGCCGCCGCCGCCATTCCGCTCGCGCCGGCATTGACCGCTCGCTCGAGCGCATTTTGCGGCGCAGGCGTCACCGCGTCGACACCCGCGCGGATCGTGTCGCCCGGATTGTGCAGATGCGCGCCAAACAGCGTGTTGATCGTCGCGTTCAGCGGCGCGCCTACGAGATCGACCGTATCAGCGATTCCGTGCCCCGCCGCGCGCGCCGTCAGGCCGATCTGCCGACCGACTTCGCCGCCGGGCCATGAAGTGCCATTCTGCGGTTGCGCAGGTGCCTCCGGTGCTGGCTTCGCGGGCTGATCCTTCGCCGTCATCACGCTGTTTGCCATCGACAGCAGGGGATCATCGGCGGTTTGCGCCGGCTGCGCCGTCGGCGCACCGCCGGCGGCCGGCGCCGGCGTCGCGGCTTGCGGGCCGTTCAACCTCTGGCCGGTCGCCGAAATCACCGGCGCGCCGCTCATCTGTGCGGGCGTGAGCTCGGCCGCGTTCGCGCTACCTGAAAGCGCCGATGTGACCACGTCTCCGAACTTGCGCACCATGTCTACCGCACCGGCCAGCTTGCCCGCATACTTCGGATCTTGCGCATAACCCCCGGCCCTCAGCGCGCTGCCGTATGCGGTCGCGTTCGCGCCGGCGCCGACCGCACCACGATAATTGTTCGCGATAAGGTTGGCGAAGTCATCGCCGAAGGCAGCCGGCGAAGGGTACGCGCGATATTGATCGCTCGTACCGGTCTGGCTGTCGGTCGCGGCGATGCCCGGCCCCTTGATATTGCCGAGGTTGTTCGTGCCAGGGATGATCGATTTGCCCCACCCGGTTTCGAGTCCCCACTGACCGAGAAGCACGTCCGGCGCGACGCCGATGCGCTGGCTGACCGCGGCCGCAACCGGCCCGTATTGCTGGATGAACCGTTGGACGTCCGCCATCAGAATGCCCCGAGCGCCTTCATGGCCTGATAGTCCTTCATCCATGATTGAAGCTTGCCCTGCGCCTTCAGCTTCTGCATCGCCGCCTGTTGCGCAGCCGGGTCACCGAGCGAGCGGATATAGGACACGTCCGGATTGAACGACTGGTTCCACTTCGCCTCGAACTGCGGAAGTTGGCTCGTGTTGTTGCCGTTCTGCGCGAGGAAGTTCGTCGTCGCTTGCTGGCGATCGAGCAGTGCTTGCTGGAGGCCCTTCGCGTGCGCGATCGACTCCTGCAGCGCCGGCAGGTTCATGTTGTTCGGGTCCGGCTGCCCAGCCTTCGCTGCAGCCACCCGCGCATCGCTGCCAGACAGGCCGAGCGACTGCGCCGCCTGGTCGGCCGCGCTGTTCAGGTAGCTGGTCAGCAGTTGATAATCCTTCACCGAGTCGCCGGTCGGCTTCTGGCCCGGCAGCGCGCCGAGGATCGTCTGAATGACGCCACCAGCCTGCGCGATCGGCGCGGAGCCCTTGCCGGCCGTGATCGCGCCTTGGAGCGCCTGATTCGCGAGGTCGTAGGTCTGCATCATAGGCTTTGCCTGCGACGCCGCTGTCTGCAGCGTGTTGTAGCGCGTGGCTGCGCCGCTGGCGACGTCGGACGCACCGAGCGGCGGGGACGTCGCGTAGCCGCCGCCCGGCAGTTGCGGTACCTCGCCAGCCTGCATCTGCCCTTTCGTGTACGTGACCGGCTGGCCGCTCTTGTTCAGCGTGATGCCCGGCGACTGCGCGTCGCTCGGCGACAAACCGTTCTGGACCGTATAGCCGACCGTGCCGACGCCGCCGCCAGCCGCGAGCGGGTTTTGATTGACCGCGACGGTCGCGGGCCCGGTGTTGACCTGCGCATACCGCGGCATCATCGCGTTCAATTGCGTCTCGCCGTTCAGCGCCGACATGTAGTGCTGCTGTACCCAGCCGCGAAGTGCCTGTGGATCCTGCGGCATCGACTGCATTTCGGCCTGGAACACCTGTGGCGTGATCGCACCGGCTTGCAGCTGCGTCGTCGCAAAACCCATCACATCCTGCGGCGACAGATCAGGCTTCGTCAGCAGACTGCCGAGCCCCTGTCGGAGGCCGGTTTGCGCCTTGATCGATTGATCGAGCTTCGCCGTGTCGATGCCGATCTGCTGCTGTTGCTGGGTGTTGATGCCTTGCGCGATCTGGCTCATGTTGTAGGCCGCGCGCGGGTCCTGGCTGATGATCCCCATCAGCTTGTTGTTGTCGACCTTCCCGGTCGTCGGGTCGGTTGCCTGCTGATAGGCCGCCGAAACGGCACGATTGGCATCGAGCTGCTGCTGGAGTGCTTGCCCGTTCGCGTTCATGTAGCGGAACTGCGCGACCTGCAGTGCCTGCTGCAGCGGGTTGAATTCGGGCGCCTTCGCCTGGAGGGGGATCGAGGTATCGAGAGCCATGATCAGACCGTGAAAAGGATCGGGTTTCCTGCTGCCGTCGTGCCGTACGACGGATTCGCGGCGGTCGCGCTGGCGAGCGCATTGTTGTTCAGCAGCCCGTAAGTCATGCCCGCGCTCCCCAAGCTATTCAGGCCGCTCGAAATCGCATTCGCGGTCCCCACGACACCGGATGCTTGCGCGTTCGCACCGCTCGTCAGCGTGTTGCCGATGTTCGCCGCGGCGGTCGCGCCGAGCGAGCCGTTCGTCGCTGCTGCGTTCTGCCCGCTCCCCACGAGATTCGTGAGACGGTTCACGTTGTTCGCAGCGCTGTTGTAGTTCGTCTGGAAAGTGGTCTGCGCCTTTCCAAAGTTCGCGTTGTACGTGCTCAGTGCGCGATTGAACACGTCGTTGTACGTCGAGTCGGCAAGGCCCGTCGCATAGTTCGCTGCACCTTTCAGCGCGGCGCCGGAAGTGCCGAGCCCGCGCGCGGCCGCACTGTTCTGCACGGACTTCAATCCCTGCGTGAGCGTGAACTGATACCCCGGCGTCGCTTGCGCTTGGGCCGCGGTCGGCGCCTGGAAGTCTGCGTAGCTGAACCGCTGCTGGAGCGGGTTGTTCGGATCTGTCGAGCCGAACGAATACGTCCCGTCGGTGTTCTTCTTGACGTTGTAACCCATCGCAGAGAGCAGCGGATTGATCGCGCTCTGCCCCAAGTCCATGTATGGCTTGAGGTTCTTTTGCGTCTGCTGCCACTGAGCGTTTTGCAGCGCGGCGGAATTGTTCGCTGCATCCGCTTGCGTCTGCGCAGCGTCGCCCGCAGCGTTCGCGCTGATTGCGGAGCCGGCCAGGCCTGCGGCGGCGCTTACACCGATTGCTGCTGCGACCATATCAGTCCTCCAGCCACTTCGAATACGTGGTCTCGACCGGCTCGAAACCGAGGAACCGGAACAGTGCCGTCGCATCATGCGCGTTCTTGCTGCCAACGAACCAGAGCTTCACGCCGCGGCGCTTCAGCTCTTTCTCGACGAAGCGGAACATGCGCGCGCCGGTCATGCCGGTTCGCTTGTCCTCGCGCACGAAGAAGATATCCGGCGAGCAGGTCAGGCACGAGCGATAGTGCAGCCCGGGCGCGATGAAGCAGACGAAGTAGCAAACGATCTCGCCAGCTTCGCGGCCGATCACCATCATCAGCGAGCCGTCCGCCTCGCGCGCGCGATAAACCTCGACCTGCGGCTCGAGCGCAATGCCTCGGGCCTGATGCAGCGAGATCTCGCCGTAATGCGCGTGCAGCAGCGGCAGCAGCTCGCCGTAGACGTCCGAGAATCGTTCGATCGCGAAGGTGATCATGCGAACCTCAGATCCATAACGAGGTGAATGCGATCGTCAGCGCTGTTGTTCAGCACCTCGTGCTCGATCGCGTTTTGGAACCACCAGATCTCGCCGGGCCGCATCCAGATCTGCTCGTCGCCGCAGCGGAACGTATTGCCCGGCTCCGACTGCAGCACGAGGTGATAGCGATCCCAGTACGAGGCGTGCCATTCGGAATCGGCGTGCGGGAAGATGCGGCCGCCGGCCTTCACGCGGTTGAGCATGCAGCGGCCCAGCCGCGTCGCGCCGAGCGTCGTCATCAACGCCATGATGTGATTGCGCGCCTCGGGCAGAGCGTCGATCTCCGGGCGCCACGGGCACTCGTGCAGGTCGTGGCCGGCGAGCTTGTTCTGCTTGTACAGCTCGAGCTCTTCATCCGACTCGACCTGCACGTGATTCTGAAAGCGCAGATAGATCGTATCGGTCTCGCCGAACGGCCCCTGCGGGAACTTGCGCAGGAAGTCGTCGGCCTTCCAGAGATCGGGCTTCCGGTAGATCGCGTTCAACAAGGGCACGACGTTGATGCCCTCAGTCAGTTTCTGGAAGTTCCTCACGATGCAGTCGCCTCCGCCCCGGTGATCGTCAGCGTCACGCCGTTGCCGTCGGCATAGAGCGCCGACGGGTTCACGATCTTCGTGTTGATGACTTCCGGCACCATGATTGATTTGCCGGCCGCGACCGACACCTGATGGATGCGCGTCGCATCGGCCGCAGTGCCCCCGTTCGGGACGAGGTAGAAATTCACCGTCACGGCGGCCGCCGTCGGGTTCCAGAGGTTCACGCTGTGCGCCGCGCCTTGCAGCGCCGCGCCGGGCGAATAGACTGCGGCGGCCGCGCCGGCGAGCACGCCCTGATAGAGGGTTTTCCAGTTCACGCTCATGCTGTTGCCTCGATGAGTTTGCGGACGTCGTCCGGCGCGCGCGGCGCGACCGGAACGGGTTCGGGGAGTTGTGCTGCGGCGCGCGCGGCAACCGTGACCGGTTCAGGCAGCGCGACCGCTGCCTGCGGCGATACCGGCACGACGCTCTGCAGCGCCTGCTCGAGCACGGCGACACGCGCCATCAGCACGCCGAGCAACGCGCCCGTCGCACTGCCGTTCTCGAGCAGGAAGAGTTCGGCGATTTCGGCTCCCTGCGCGTTGACAAGCTGCTGCAGCGCCGCGACGTCGACGCCCGAGCTGCCGCCGCCGCGATTGAATAGCGCGAGGAAAAACATGCGCCATTCGGGCGTGAGGCGCCCCTGCGGATCGAGCGGCACGCCGGCCGGGAAATTTGCGCTCAAATTCATGTGCGCGCCCTCGAAACGTCGACCCACGCGCCATTCAGCGCGGTCCGAATCGGCTCTGACCACGACAGCTCGAACACGCGGTCGCGCGCGTAGCCGAGCCGCTGGAACTGGATCGACGTGAGGAACTCGCCGCGGCGCCCCATCGTCGCCGTGATCGGATTGCCCCACGTTGCGCCGCGATCATTGCTCCAGCGCAGGCTCACGAGCGGATCGGTCGCGTCGTCCGGCATACCGGCGCCAACCTCCATGTCCGCGATGAACTGCCGGAACAGCACGCGATTGCCGTCCGCGCCAAGAATATGCGGGAACGAGCGGATGCGCTGGATCGGCTTGCCGTTGTCCGTATAGGCGTTCGGATCGAGCGCATAGACCGCGCCCGTCTGCCAGTCGCCGACTAGGTTGCGGCCGCCGTTGAACGAATGGCAGTTCATTCGGTGACGGCTCAGCGAGCCGTCGGCCTCCAGATACGCGCGCTGGTGCCATTGGCCCGTCGCCACGTCGAAGCACCAGGTGCGATTCGCAGTCGGGAACGTGAGCACGTAGAACGCGTGACCACCCTGCAAATACGAGAAGCCGCGCGCGTCATCGATCCGGCTATATGTGCTGAATTCCTGCTCGAGCGCATGCGTCGAGATGCGCTCCGCCTGGTAGTTCTTGCCCGCGAACACCACGCCCTGCCCCTGCAGGTCGCGGCCGAGCCAGAACAGCGCGAGGTCGATCTTCGCGACCGAGTGCTTCGCCGCGCAGCCGTGCTCGATGAAGACGCCCGGCATGCGGCCGAACGTGAAATCGGACGCCCCGGTGTTGAACCAGACTTCCGTCGTCAGCGCGCCGAACAGCCAGATCTCGCGATGCATCACCGCAAGCGTCACGAGGTTGTCCGAGTAGGTTGACTTCGACGCGATGTCGAGCGAATCGAACGTGACGTCGAGATACTTCGAAATGTAGAACTGCGGCGTGCTCGGTTTGTTGAACACGAAATAGCCGTCGACAAAATCCACCTTGTCGGCGCCATAGAACGCCGGGTCGGTGCACTGCGTCAGGACGTTGCTCGCGAGCGCGATCGTGAAGCCAACCGACGTGCCGTCGACGATGAACACCGACGTGCCGTTGTCAACCATCGAGACAGGGCCGCTGCCCGATGACAGCGTGCCGATCAGCGAGTAGCTGTTCGTGCCGCTGACAGCATAGACATTCGAGCCCACGACCTCATAACGGTTGCCGTTCGACGCGGTATAGATGCCTCGCGACTCGGCCGAGATCGGCGGCGTCGACACGAGCGTGAGCCCCGGCGTCGGGTAATACGTGAACGGCGCGGGCGCATCCTGCGGGTTCTGCTCGCCGTACAGGTTGACGCAGCGCTGCGCCTCCGCGATCAGGCTCTTAGCGGCGTACGCGCCGAGGGTGAGAGGGACGCGCATCAGTACGGGCGATCCGAATAGATGTTGTACCGCTGCTTCGTCCCGAGCCCGCGCGGCATGCTCATCGACTGGATCTGCAGGTTCATGCGCTTGATGACGCGCTTCGTGCTGCCGGCGAGCTTCTCGACCATCCGCGGCGGATCGAGCTGATACGAGCCGCACAGCCAGATCGCGAGGTTGTAGCGGATCGCGGCCATGTACTCCGGCGGCAAGTTGATATCGTCGGCCGGCGTGACGAACTGCGGCAGCGCCTCGAGCGTCACGATGTGCAGCTCGAAGCTGTTGTTCGGCACCGGGAACATGAACAGGTTGCCGAGCGGGAACGTCGAGTCGTAGAACGCGTAGCTCGGGAATGACACCAGCGACTTGAGCGCGATGCGCGCATAGTCCTCGCGAGCGCCGATGATCGTCACCGGGTAGTCGATCGGGTTCGGACTGCCCGCGTTCAGTCGCGCATAGGCCGCGTTGATCTTGAACGGCCACGCCGGCGTGTTGAAGTTGCCGCCCGGCCCGACCGTGTACGACTGCGCGCCGGTCGACTGGATCGCCGTCTCGACAAGGTGATAGACACTCAGGCGCTCGCCCTGCCACTCGCCGAGCATCATGTTCGCCGTGGCGAGCATGTCCGCGGTATCGTCAGGGCTGATCGACTGGCCGATCCCGAGCGCGCCGATATCCTTCAGGGACAGCGTGCCAAGATCCAGAAGCGTCGTCACGCTGCCTCCAGCGTCGCGCGGATCTTGTCGTTCGACCAGCGCTTATCGATCTTCACGCCCTTCTCTTCGGCGATCTGGATCAGCGCCGCGCGCTCGTCATCGGCTTCGACGGCCGGCGCAAGCGCGGCTTCTTCCTCCGCGCTGTGCACGATGACGTCGCCGACCCACTTCGGGTACTCGACGAAATCGGGATGCTGTTCGCGCGGTACCGCATCGGCGCGCGCCGGCTTCTTCCAGCCTTCGCCGAGCGCATCGAATGCTTCCTGCGTCTCGACGAGCTTCGACTCACCTTTCGGGCCGGCGGCCCACATCGGGAATTCCTGGAACACGGTGCCTCCAGAAGCAAAAACCCCCGCCAAAGCGGGGGTCGATTGTTGAAGCAGAGCGCCCATCAGCGGACGATGCGGCAGGCGAGTTCCGGGTAAATCGCAGCCCACCCGTACAGCACGTCGATACGGCACGGCACCGTGTCGGTACCGATCGCGTACTGGCGCGCGATACGCATCGAGATACCCTTGTGCACGCGACGCGCGCCCCAAGCGCCGTACTTGCTGACGTCTTCCAGGTCAGCAGTCGCCAGCGTGAAAGCGTCCCGGTGGTACGTGAGGTTCGCGACGTACTGGGTCGAAGCCGCGATGTCCCACGTCACTGCAGCGGCGTTCGCCGGGCCGGCCGATACCGACTGGTATTGCTGGTTCGATGCCGCGGTATTGATCGGCGGGAAAATCGACAGCGTCGCATTGCCCGAACCGTCAGCCGTAGCGGCGGCCGTGACCGTGAACTGGCGCAGCACGCCGGTCGATTGGCGGTTCTGCGGGTTCACACCGTAGACGCCCGCGATCGTGAACGTGTCGCCCTTGCTGACCGTGCCGCCGGCACCGAGGCCCGTGACGAGCAGCGACGAGCCGGTCTGGCCCGCGCCCGACACGGTGCCGTTCGTGCGCGTGCCCGTCGTGAGCGTGTTCACGTTCTGGTCCATGCCGATGTCGAAGCCGAGGCCCGACGGCGAGAAGATGCCCGACTCGTACTGCTCGCCGATCTTCGCGGAGGGGTTGAACAGGCCAGCAGCCGACTTCACCATCGCGCCGTTGGTCGCCGGATCCCATACAGCCGTGCGGCGGCCGTCACGCGGCGTTGCTTCGTTGTCCAGCTTCACGCCGGCGTCCAGCAGATACTTGATGTCGTTCGGCGTGGTGCCGACCGTGCCGACGTTGTTCGCGACGTTCGCGGCAAGCCCGAGGCCGTCGAAGTCGATCTTGTTGGCGATCGTCGCCATCGCGGGCTTCAGGTAGCGCTCCGCGAACTCGTCGACGATGAGCGTCAGTTCCTGCGAGCTGAACGTGAAGTCGACGTGGAACTGCGTCGTCAGCGTGACGGGCACCGAGCTTTCGTTGACGTTCTCGATGTTCAGCGCGGCGCCCGTGGTACCGACGAAGCGGTTCGGCTTGCGCGCGTTGACCGTCGCGCCGATCTTCGCGCCGGACACTGCGAAATCGGCGGAGTAGTCACGATTCGCGCGGGACGTGAACGCGAGGTTGTTTTCCAAGATCATCAACGATTCGTCGAGGATCTTGACCGGGGTGAGAAGCGTATTCGGCATTTATGGCCTCATGAACGATTGCGTTTTCGCCAGGCGATGTAGTCCGCCGTCGATGCAAATTCCTGCGGTTCGACGGGCGCGGAATGGCCACCAACCGGGGTGATCGGGGCGGGCGCCTGGGATACGGGAGCGGGTTTCGCCTGGCCGACCGTCGATTCGAGACGAGCGAGCTCAAGCGCCATGCGAAGCGGAGGAAGGGACAGCAGGCGTTCGGCTTCTTCGGGGTTCTGGCCGAGGTGATGGAGAACCTTGTGACCCGCATCCATCGACGTGACCGCCTCGAGGAATTCCTGCGGAGCACCGCCGAGCATTTGGAAGGTACGCAGCGATGCGTCCCAGTCCGGAAACTCGGCTTTGCCGGCGTCGAACACCGTGTTGCACGCGGCGTCGAACTTTTCCTGCGCGACCAGCCGCGCTGCTTCCGCGCGCACCTGCTCGGCAGTCATCGGTTGCGCCGTGGTGACCTCGGTCGTCGGCTGCAGCTCGCGAATGCGCGCCTCGGCGGCCTCACGCAGCCGCTTTTCCTCATGCTTCTCCCGCGTCAGCTGGTCGATACGCCGTTGCACCCAGTCGTTCTTGGGCTTTTCCTGCTGCGACGTAGTCGGCTGTGCTGCTGCGGGTTGCTCGGTGCCCGGTGCCGCGCTCGTTTCTGCGGGCTGGTGCGCCGGTTCCGGGGCGGTGCCCGTCGTCGGCTGTACGGTGGTTGCTGCTGCCGGTGCTGCGTTCTCGGTGGTTTGCATGGACGTATCCAAGAGATTGAGCCCGGTGATGCCGCGCCGGTACGGAAAGCAAAAAGGCCCGCTCCTTTCGGATGCGGGCCTCGCGGTAGAAACGGTCGGGGCTTAGCGCTGGCCGCCGATGATGTACAGCTCGGCCGTCGGCGTGATCGGGGACGCCGTGGTGTTCACGTACTGAATCGCGAGCGTGTTCGCCGCGGACACGCGCACATTGCCGATCGACAGCCCAGCCTGATGCGACGCCTTGTTGATGTCGACCGAGTCACCGACCTGCAGCCCCGGAACCGCGAACGTCTGTTCGGCCGTCGCGTTCGCGGCGACCTGTGCCGGCATGAGCGTCTGGCGGATGATGAAAAGCGTGTCGACGGGCTTCAGGTTCGAGCCGTCCTGGAGGATTCCGATATAGCCGGGCATGGCGATTCCTTATTGAGCGGGCAAAGAAAAACCCGCACTCGGCGGGTTCTGGGGTTGCTGCTAGTGCTGCATCGGGTCAAAGGGCGCCGGCGGCGCACCCTCTGGTACCCCGGTTTGCATCATCTGCATCACGACCTGCGTCGCCACGTGCGCGACGAGCTGCGGATCGAGCGGCTGGCCGAGCGCGGCGAGACGCTTCGTCTCCGCGTCATATGCCTTGATGTTCGTGTCCTGCTGCTCGCGGCCTTGGTGCGCATTCTGCAGCTCGCCGGCCAGGTGCTCGATCATCTGCCCCATCTGCTGCATCTTCTGCTGCATATCCTGCTCTTGGGGCGTCGGGCCTTCGCCGAGGATCTGCGGCGGGATCGTGCGGTGCAGGCGCTCCGCGACCTCGTCGGCCATCGGGAAGTCGGCCGCCTTGAAAAGCAGGTCGCCGGCCACCTTCATCAGCTCCTGGTCCTGCGACATGATCTGCGTGAGCGCGTTGAACGCCTCCTGCCGGCGCGTCTCGTAGTTCGGGCCAACCTCGACCGTCACGTCATAGCGGCCGATGCCGGGATTGAAGATGAGCTGCACCTCGTCGGCGATCGACGGATGCGACTGCTGCGTGAGCGGCTGCTGTTGCGCCGGATCGAGCTGCGCGAACGTCTCGGTGCCGTCCTCGCCGACGATACGCACGACGCGCTTCGTGTCGTAGATCTTCGGGATCAGGTCGATCAGCACGCGGCCCGTGTAGCGGATCGCGCGCGCGACGTTGTCGATGAAGTGATACGTCGCGCGATCGCCCTGCCGCTGCCGCGCCTGAATCGCGACGCCGGCCTGCGCGTTCGATTGCTGACCGAAATTCTCCTGATACTGGCCCGACGACATCATCAGCTCTTGCTGTGCGGTCGTCATGCCCGACAGGTAGGCATTCGCGCCAACCGGCGGCTGCTCGCGCTGCGGGCGATCGATCTTCTGCCCCGGCTCGTCGAACTGGTTGTACGGTAAATACGGCAGGTTGTCCTTGTTCGCGTTCGCCCACTTGTCCTCATGGCCCTCGAACGCTTCCGCCGGCCCAACGTAGGGCGTCTTCGTCTGCAGCGCGATGTACTCGACGTTCGCCGACGACATGTAGTTGTACATGCGCTGCGCGTCTTTCAGGTTGCGCGTGTGGCCCTTGCGCTCGACCTTACCGTTAATCACGATCTCTTCGCCGACCACGCGCACGATTGGGATATAGCGGCCGGCCCACGGCTTCTCGTCGATGACTTTGTCACCCGCAATGAGATACCACGTAATCTGCGGCTCGCTGATCTCCCGCTTCTGCACGGATGGGTCGTTCTCGATGACCTTGCGCTCTTGCGGATCCTCGATCGACGACAGGCGCACCGGCCCGAGCACCGGGTGATTCACCAGCTTGTCCAGCTTCGTCGTCTTGCGGAAGTACTCGCACACGCGGATCTTGTTCTTCCTGATCCAGCCGTCGCTTTTCGAATCGTCGCCAAACACGACACTGCGCGCTTCGTCGCCCGGATACTTCGCCTCGTACTCAGCTTTCGACATCTCCTCGAATACGAATGCGAACTTCGCATCCGAGCCATCAGCCGACTCGATGTCCGGGTCGAGATAGATCGTGAGCGGATCCTTCACGCGGCGCAGGAAGATCTCCTGATCGAACGATCCGTCGTGCGCGTATTCGCAGACGATGCGCCAGTAGCCGAGGCCGCCCTGCACTGCAAACTCTGTCGCGGTGTCGTAGACGATCTCGGCGTGCGAGTTGTACTCGATGTGCCGGACGATACCGTCGAGGATCTTCGCGATCTCGATATCGGCCTGCCCGTCGACCGGCAGCGTTTTCACGCTCGGCTTGTTCTGCTTCGCGTCGTTGATGATCTGCAGGTTGTGCTGGCGCACTTTGTTGATCGTAAGGCACGGGCGCGCATCGCCATCGCGCGTGGTGCGGATCTGGTCGGGCCACTGCCAGCCATTATCGGCGTCGCCATTCGCGAAGCGCAGATCCTCGATGAAGCGCTGACGGAACTCGGATTCGAATTCCTCGCAACGCTCGAAGCGCTCTTTCGCCTCGGCGATGATCTTCGCGCTCGGATCTTCTTTCGATTTGCGGGCCATTGCTCAGGTCATCCCATCCAGGCGCCGCCGCCCATGACGGTACGGCGCACAACAGGTTGCTTCGGTTTCACGGGCTTCGCCGCGCGGCGAGCGCCCTCGCAGGCGTACCGCAACGCGTCGATCACGTGGTTGTCTTTGTCTTCGAGGATGGGCAGCACCGCGCCAGTGAGCGGGTCTTCCTTGTATTTGTAGAGCGTCAGCTCGTCGATCAGGTGCTTGCAGCGCGGGTGCACGATGATGTCGAACGACTTCAGGAACTCGACGCCTTCCTCGAGCGACTTCGCGCCCTTGATCGCCGCACGGATCTTCGGGAAGCCGTGCTTTTGCATGTGGCTGATCGTCTCGGGCCGCGCGGAGTCAGCCGTGATCGGCCACTTCTCGGCGTCCGGAACGCCCATGAACAGCTCGGGCAGGTTCACGATCTCGCAACCGACCATGTACGCCTCGTGGTCGACATAGAGGCGGTTCCCGTCGATGTCGCAGCGGATCAGCACCGAGGGATCGGATGCGAAGCCCCAGTCGGCGCCCAGGCGGAAGATCGTGCCTTCGGACCGTTCGAATTCCTCGACGCGCCAGTTCTTGAACACGCGCGCTTCGCTGTTCTGTCGGTATGCACCGAGCCAGATGTGGGCGTATTTGTCCGGGTCGCGGCGCTTGTCATACTCCATCTCGGCGCGCAACTCGTCCGGAAACCATGGGTTGTCCGAGAAATTCACCTCGATCACGCACGCGTTGGGCGGCAGTTCCGGGCCGCGCAACAGCACGTCGACTGGATCGGTTTCCTCGTCCGGGTTCCAACTGAACCAGAGCTCCGAGCCCGGCTTCCGGATCGTCGGACGCAGCAGATCCAGCGAACGCTGGCTGAGCGATTGCGCTTCCTCGATCCATGCAATATCGAATCCCTCAAGCGACTTGATCGAGTCGGCCGTATGGTTCTGCATGCCCTGGAACATGATCAGGCCGCCGTTCACCGCATTGATCTGCGAATCGAGCACCTCGAAATACGCACCGGCATTCAACGCCTCGATTTTGTTCTCGAGCAGCTTCTTCACCGAATGCTTGAGCGACTTCTGCACCTCACGCACGCACACGGCATCCGTCTTCGCCATGATCGAGCGCTCGATCAGCATCTCCCCGAAGAAATGCGATTTGCCCGAGCCGCGGCCGCCGTGCGCGCCCTTGTAACGCGCAGGCTCGAGTAACGGGAGGAAAACCCGCGGCGTCTCGATCGTCAGCTCGATCATGCCTTCGCATCCACAATGCGCCGCACGATCGAACCGATCTTGCCGCCGTCGCCGGCGTTGATCTTCTCGATCTCGCCCTTGTTCGCGCGCAGCAGGTTCAGCCCGATCTCGCTCGCGTTGTTCGCCAGATTGTTCAGCGCTGCGATGCCTTTCAGCGCCGCAACGCTGTCCGACCCGAGCGGATTCGCATCGTCGATCTTCGCGGCCTGCTCATTCGCGATCGCGGCGAGCCGATGCGCAGTAGCAGCGCCGTATTCCGCGGCCGATGCCAGGTGGCCGCTGATGTTCGTCAGCTTCTGCGCGAGGTCATTGACGATCGTCTGGCGCGCAATCGGCAAAGCGGCGATCTGTTCGGAAATATCCTTCGCGCGCCGATCGGCCTCAACTTTCTCCTGTGCCAGTTCGCGCAAGGGTTTCGCGAACTTTTCCCGTTCGGATTTATTCGGATTTATTTTTTTCCGGATGGTCGCTTCGTTGACACCGAAGACCTTCGCCAGCGAATTGATCGACTCGCCGCCGACCAGATGACGACGCTCGACTTCGGCCCACTGCTCGGGCGTCAGAGCCGATTTGCGCCCCATCACTGCACCTCGGACAGATAGCGCCGCTCGATGCTGCCGCACACGCCCGTGTCGATCATTTCGACTTCGACGCGGCTGCGGTCATAGCTGTCCGCATCCTCATCGTAGCCGAAATCCGAAATCACGCGTATGCGCTTCCCGTCATGTTCGCTGGTCGGGCAGCAGATCACGTGCGTTGCCTCGGTGCGCACGATGGGTTACAGCAGCTTCGCCAGATGCTCGCGCGCCGAAGTGATCTCGTGCGCGAACGTGTGGATGCCGGCAGCGATCTTGCGCTCGATCTCGGCGAGCATCCCGTCCAGGCGCGAGAGGTGCGCACCGAGGTTGATCGAGTCTCCGGCGGCCTGGATGCCCGGCTCGACGCTACCACCATCAGAGTCCGCGCCCGGCGCCGCCGGCGAGAGCGGCGCAGCAGACAAGCCAGCATCCGGCGACAGGAGTGCGGCGCTCGCTCCCGCGTTTCCCGGCTCACCGGCGACCGGAGTCGCGCCCGATGCCGCAACGTCGGCAGAGGTCGTAACGGAAATATCGCCGGGTGCGGCCGCCGCAGGTGCGGCACTGATCTCCCCCGTCGCGGCCATGCCAGCCTCCTGCGCGGGCGGCTGGCCGTTCTTCACCCAATCGGGGAGGGCCGCGCGTTCGGCGTCCGTCATCGGAACAGCCGGTTCGGTGCTGCCCGTTGCAGCTGCTGCGAGATCACTCATGATGTGCTCCAGTGGTTGAGGGTGCCTCGACCCGCGTCAGGCAAAGTTCCGGACCAGCCGGCGGAGGACCTGACTTCCAGAACGTCCGAGGCTGCCGGGGTTGTCGCACTCGCCGGCTTGCGGAAGGCGGAAATGAAAAAGCCCCGCGCGGCTCTCACCGGCGGGGCTCTCTGCGGACGCAACTCGTCCAACTGATGCGAATTATCAGGCGCTTTCGAGCGCTTTGCAAGCGTCGCGCTGAACCAATCCTGCTGCGATCATCTGCGGGCACAGAATGATCTTCGCGCGGGTGTACTCGACCTCGGCATCGAGTCCATTGCTGAGACGCAGGCTAGACCAGACGTCCGCACCAACCGAAAAATTACGCATCGCGGTGTTGATCGCGACGCGTGCACGGAGATCGAGCCTCTGGATCATTGGCTCGACAAGCTTGCCGACGGTCTTCTTCAGCTGCCAGTCGACTTCCTCGTTCAGTTCCTCATACTCCATCCATTGACGGCTCGATCGGAACTGCGCGGTGCTGCTGTCGAACGCCTGGTAGTCGACACCGAGGTTGTAGCCTTGGCTCCATTCGTACCAGTCGAGCAGCAATTCATCGATTCGATCCATCAAGCGTTCTCTCCGAAGATGGTTGTAGTCCATGCCGCCCGGGGTCTTACGCGCTACATCCGCTGCCCCATGGGCCCTTCCGCTCTCGCTGGGTATTGGGTTATAAGGTATGCGTGCCTTCGACGCCGCGACGCATGCGCGCGATCGTGCGCTGCTGCAGCCAGTGCTGTGCTTCCTCGATCTTCGTCAGCGCGAGCGCATTCTCGCGGCACGCATATGGACCAGCCTGAAACGAGCGCAGGCGATCGGCCACGATTGCGAGCAGGACCTCCTGCGTAATGCCGTTCACGCCAGCTTCGGCGATCGGTCCGTTCTGGAACAGGATCGTCGTATGCCGAGCTGGCTGCCCATGGCGCCCAACAAAAGGATCGGACGGATTCGACGCCGTGTCGAAACCTCCGATCATGTAGAGGTGGTTTGCACCGCCCGCGCCGGGCTCGTCGGCGACACTGATCGTCAGCTTGTCGTTTGCCGGATTGATGACGTGATCATTGATGGTTCGCATGCAGGTTGCTCCTATCCTGGTTGGTGCTGCTGATCGCGCCGCACGAAAACCGGGCGGCGTTACTCATCTCCCGTCGCGGCACGCGCCGCCGCGGTCGTGAGAATTCCAATGGCGCGCGCGCGATCGCACGGCGCGCCGCATGTCTGGCGGATGAGCCTGCCGTCAGCCGTCTCGATGACGAGGAATACGTTGCGCACGTCGCGGTATTCCCCGCATTCGATCCATTCGGCCTGCTCGCGCAGGTGCTGCGCGACGTCTGGATTCGTCGGCGCGAAGCCGTTCAGCGGGAGAGACGCGAGTTCCGCCATCAGTCGTCACCTAGCGCATCGAGCATCGCGTCGGAGATCCAGACGAGTAGTCGACCGGGCAGCATGAGGATCGTGCCGGCGAGGCCGAGCAGCGCGGCGAGCACGGTGCTCCAGATCCAGAGAAAGCACGCGATCAGCGCCATCAGTCGCACTCCCCGCCGTCGCTGTCGGCGACACCGAACAGCACCGCGCCCAACGACTTCGCCGGCTGGTCATAAGCCGTCAGCCGCGGCACCACGCGCACAGCGTTGGCCGCCAGATCGAGGTCGAAGTGCTCGCGCGCGCCGGTCGCGGGCCGGGTTTGCTGCGTGAGTGCGTAAAGCGTCTCGTAGACGCCGCAGGACACCAGTTCAACTCCCAACATGACGTACCTCCATCAGTTCGCTCCCATGACGTCCAACGTGGCGGCATCACTTGCGAGAAACGGCGCGAGCGATTTCCGGTTGTGCTTCAGCAGCGCCTCGACGCGATAGGTGCCGTCGGCGTTCCGCTGGCGCGGGCTGCTCAGCGCCGCGTATCGCTCCGGCAGATCGACGTCCACGTGGATGAATGACGGGCGGCCGCGCACGTAGACGACCGGCTTGTGCAGCCGCACGACGACGCACTCGAACTCCTCGTATGGCTCGCGCTTCGCGAACACGAGATGCCGCAGCTGCAGTTCCATGCGCACGAGCAACCTCATCCGTAGAGCCTCTCGAGCGTCGCGTTCAGCAGGTCGATCTGCGTCAGCTTCAGGATGCGCAGGTACGTCTGGTCGCCGTGCACGCCGTTCTTGCCCTGGTGGCAGTCATCGTGACAGAGCGGCACCGTGCAGAAGTCGCCCGCGCGCTGCGCGCCGCCGTGGCCGACGCGCACGTGATGCACGTCCGTCTTGCTTTGCTGCTTCCGGCCAAGCAGGTAGCAGCAGATGCATTCCATGCCGGCGATCCGGCCCATGTGCTCGCGTTCGCGCTTGTTCGATCGGGCGACCATCAGAACGTCTCCCGAACCCACTCACCTTTCACGCGCCGTACCGCGATGAACTGGTAGTAGGGGTACAGCTCGGCCGCGACCTTGATCTTCACGCGCGCGTCGTCGGTCCAACGCCCCTTCACCTCGTGGATCTCGCGGCCGCCGTCCGGCAGCACGATCGAGAAGTCGGGCGTGTACCAGGTGCGGTCGGCCAGGCGCAGCTTCAGCGACTCGAACTTGAACTCCAGGATCTCGCCGACGTGCACGCGCGCGGCGAGCTGCTCGGCGTACGCGGCCTCGGTCTTGTTCATGCGGCCGGCCGGTAGTCGGCCGAGCGCCTGCATGCGCTGCAGCGGCGTCGCGGCGACGGCGGCCGGAGTGGCGCTGATCAGCCGCGCGATGGTCGGCTCGAGCGGGACGGCAGCGGGAGACGCCAGGCGCGCCGCCGTGTCGGCGACCACACCGCGCACGCGCGCCGTGCCGAACACGCCGCCGGCGATCGCGCTCTCGGGATAGCGGAGTGCGTTCTTGCTCATGATGCGAAGTCGTCCACAGGCATGAGAGCGTCGCCGAATGTGGCGCGCGCGAACTGGTAGAGGTCGACAGCGTTGAAGCGCTGAGCATCAGCCAGCACGTGTTCGATGGCTCGCGGCTCGCGCGAGGCCCGCACGACCAGGACGCGGTAGTACCGCCAATCCTCGTCCTGCTTGCGGTCGCGGATGCCAAGCTCGGCCCCGCGCGCTTCGGTGCCGGCCTGCGTCAGGTGCCATTCCATGGGATCAGCGGGGCCGGCCTCGGCCTGTTGCGGTGCCTGCGCGGCGCCGATGAACTGCGCCACAAAGCCGACGTAGGTCGGACGATCGTCCTTGTCCCGCTTCCGCGCCGCCGCAGCGAGCGCATGCGCGTCGCGAAGCTGTTGGTCCGTCAGCGCCCTGCCAACCCAGCTCAGCAGGTGGATGCGATCCTTCGTCGGATCGATGGTCAGCTGCTTGCCGCGATCGAGTTCGAGCTGCACGAGCAGATCGCCGAGCTTGATGTCGCGGGAGGGTTGTTCGGAGGAAAGGTCTTGCTCATCGGCAGCAGCAGCCGGGTTGTCCACAACGTCACACGCGCACGTTGCTGCTGCTGATGGTTCATTGACGGTTAACTGATGGGTAAACCTATATGGTTTGTCGGATTTTGCACCCATTTCTGCTTCAGATTGCACCCATTTCTGCTCCGAATTGCACCCATTTACAGGTTCAATGGGTGCAATTTCTGCACCGATTCCTAAGTTATCCACAGCGTTATTGGGTGCAGATTTTTCACCCTTTTTTGCCTTGGGCTTCTTTTTCGGAATGGGTGCAATTTCTGCACCCATTAGCCACTCCGAACTGATGCGATATTCAGCCGGATAACCTCCCTTTCGGCCGCCACGTGCAGCCCTCACAAGGATCAGCCAGCCCGATTCAAGCATCTTGCCGAGCTGGTACTGAACGGCCCGCTCAGACTGGCGCGTCTTCTTCGCCATCGTTGCAACGCTCGGGAAGATATGCGTGCCATCGTCGTCCGCGTGATCGGCGAGCGCCAGCGCGAGAAGCATCTCACCGCCCCCGACCGGGTAGCGCTTGAATACGGCAGACATGACGTCTACGCTCATGCAGCCAGCTCCTCGACGATGTCAACCGCGCGGAACAGCTCGTGCCCGAGGATCAGCGCGATCGTGTATTCCAGCCGAGCACCGCGCGACGTCTGCCAGCCTTCCAGCATGGCGATCGCGTCGCAGTCGACGAGGTGCTTGATGTCGTTGCGCATGCAGGCGAGCCAGTCGGCGCCGTGGCCGGCGTTGATCTCTGCCGGGTTGATGACCTCGTAGCCGAGTGCGCGCAGGCGCGCGGCCTCGGCGTGGAAGGTTGGGAAATTCAGCTGGGGATGCCCTGTCATCGGGCCGGCAACGTAGATGCGCATGGGAGCCTCCGTCAATGCCCGCACGGCAACACGCCGCCGGATTCGCGAGCGCCGCACTTGAACGCCAGCGACTGCACGCTGGGCGAGCACTCGCGGTTGTTCAGGTTCGCCGCGCGCGCGATCGCGAGCAGCACGATCTTCTTCACGCTCGGAAGCTCGATCTCCCATGCGAGGTTTTCGTGGTGGAGGCTCATCGAGGCACCCTCATGCACACGAGGATCGACACGACGATGCATGCCGCCATGCCCAGCGACAGAATGTCTGCGTCCATAACCCGATCACCTCACCGCCAGAAACAGCGAAGCGAACGCGGCAAGGCCGGCGCCGATCCAGATAGCCAATGCGGTTGCGATGTGCATGTCAGGCGTCCTCCCAGGAAAGTTGATCAACGGATTTGAGCTGCGACAGGTGATCGCGCGCGAGCTCGAGCAGCATCTCGACCTTGCGTGGCGGAAAACACTGCATCTCGACGGGTACGACCTTCAGGCCCGCGGCGGCCAGAACCTGGCACGCGCGTTCAAGGTCGTCCGATACGAATCGCGACACGGTCGGCGGTGAAACGCCGATTTCAGTCGCGATGGTGTTCTGCCCTTTCGCCGAAATCCGCTGCAACGCAAGCGAGTGCGACTTGCGTGCACGTTCGGTTACCGGGACGCATGATTGGTCCACGATGATCCTCACCTGTCGGTCCCTTTCGTTGTTGGGTGACAAGGGTTGACCGGGACCACTCCCAACCCTTCCTGGTGAGGCACCGGCCCTCGGAAAGAAAAGGAGCGTCCCACCATGCTTCACGAAACCGCTTGTTCTTCGGAATTCGATTCGCCGACCGCGAGCTCGGGCCAGATCTCCCGCCAGTCGTCCGGACGAAGGTCTCGGCGCGTCACCGCGCCGGCCGTGAATCGCTCGATTGCGCTGCACTGTTCGGGACGAACAACGCCTCCCTTCAGCCAGTTCGAAACCGTTTGCTGGGTCACGCCAATGCCTATAGCCAGCGCCTTCTGCGACGTGGCAATCGTGATGGCGCGCTCGACGTGCACTTTCGTCATGTTTCGCTCGCGTGGTTTCTACAAACATGTTTGTAACACTTTACAAGCACTTTTGCAAACGCGTTCTACAAAATCGCTTGTATGAAAACGTACGCTGAAAGGCTCGCTTGGGCGATGGAATGCCGCGGGCTGTCACCCCACACCGATCAATCAACGCTCGCGAAGCTGATCGGGCCGCCGTGCAAGCCGCAAAACATCCAGCACCTGCTCGACCAGAACAAGAACGCAAAATCGAGCAAGTACACGCCTCGGATAGCCGACGTGCTCCGATGCGACGTGCTATGGCTGGCGGAAGGAACAGGTCGAAAACCCGAGCCGGACGATCGAATTGACCCGTTCGGTGAAACTTTGGAAACGATTAAGACGGAAAAAGACAGTAAATCGAGGGTTTACCTGAGTTCCTCAGAGTCAAACACATACGGGAAAGTACCTACTGAGCAGTTAGACGAATTCATCGCGGAACTCAAGGCGGCTGCAGCTCAAGATCGCCTTTCCCCACACCGATTTTTTCTACTGCGGGAGCTTCTCCGAGAAGGGGCAGAGACCCACGGAGCGAGTATCGAGAAACAGCAGATAAAGACCCGGGGCGGCCATGGCCGACAAGACGCGGTACGACCAAAAACTGGCACGGGGAAAGCCAGATAATGTTGTCGAAATAGACAAATATCGCAGCAGGAAGCAGCGGGGTTTCAAAACGACACGGGAACCGCAGCGGCAGCAAAACGAGGAGTTCGAAGTCGAGGCGCATCTCTACGTGGAAATTTGCTCAGACGGCGAAACGCGATTTGGTGTCGTCGGAGCGGATGGAAACAATGCGATCTGCCTCCTCGAGCCGATTTTCATCCTCGGTCAGCAGCTCGTGCGGCTGACCGATAATTGACCACACGGGACCACCATGCGAATAAAGCTGGTCGCGGGGGCAGCCTTCATCCTCGCACTACAGGGCTGCGCAACATACGACCTTTCACTGATGCCGCGCGGGCCGGGAAAAATGGCTCATGGGACTGCGAAGCAGATCGACAAGTCCGTCGCGGTCACCATCGACGATCGCACGTTCAACGGCCACTATGCCTATATCCAAGGCGGCTCATTCACGCTCGGGACCGCGTTCAGCGGCGGCCAGGTCGCAACCGGCAATGCAATCGGCGTCAGTGCCACGGGGAACGGCAACGTGCTCGCGCAGTCGGCCGACGGCCATAACCTCCGGTGCGTGTTCAGTTTCAGCGGCTGGAGCCAATCCGGCGCGGGCACATGTCTGACCGACGACAACCAGCTGTACGACCTGCAGATCGCGCGATGAACGGACACGAGGGTTTCCGACGCGTAGCGCAAGTCGTTATGGGATTCGGCTGGATCCTGGCCGCGCTCATGTGTATTTTGGCAATCATAGGATTCGCGAACCATCGATCCGACGCCAGCATCGTCGCCCTTATCGTTGGGGCAATCGGATGGGGCGTTGCGAAAGCGATCGCATGGATCATCCACGGTTTTGCATCGCCACGGCGATAGGTTTTAGCCCCGCCGCATAAACGAGCCCGCCGCGCGCGGGCTTCAATTTGCAACCAACTACAAATTTTCTTGTAGAAACGATTGCCTAACTACAAATTCATTTGTAGACTTGCCTCACAACGTCAACACACGAGCGAGGCAGACCTCCATGTTCAACAAAATGTTCGGCAGGACGCCGCGGCTGAAAAAGCCACGCACTCAGGCGGACCACGCTGCAATCACGCGCGCGCAGGAGAAACGCGAGCGCAAAGCGCGCAAGCTCCGATGGGACAACGCCGCCCACCTCGCGACGTACTACTTCACCCGCGACGCCGTGATCGCGGCCGAAGCGCTCGACGTCTATCACGCGATCGAGGCGGTCGCATGAAGCCCCGCATCGACTGGCTCCCGCTTGCTGTGCTCGCGGCCCTCTACGTGCTCGCCGGCGCCATCGCGCCACCGCTCGAGCGACTAATGGGAGTGTGGGCATGAAGGGCTTCCTTCTCTACATCGCCAGCTCCGTCGTCGCGCTCGGCGCCGCCGTCCTGTTGCTCGCCACAGTGCAGCAGTGGGACGAAGACACGATGCCGGCCGCCCGCGCCGCCACCGCCGCCCGGAGCATCTGACCGTGCCCGGCCCGCTTCCCGTCACCGACACCATGATCGCGCGCGAGTTCCGCCTGCAGCGCGTGCCCGGCTCGGCCGTCGACGCGATCACGAATCCGCTGATCCGCCGCTGCCTGGCGCTCGGCGCGGAAGCGCGTGCCGCCCGCGAGGCGCGAGAAGCAGCCGCCGCCCCCTCCCATTCCACCCGCGACGCGAAGTCCCGCGCCGCCAACGACAACGACTGAGGTATTCATGACCGAATACGGCAACTCCCTGATCTACGACATCGAGATCGCCAAGGCGATCTTGGGTCGCGGCGAAACGCGCGTCGACGGCATTCACTACTGCGAAGGCTGGCACGACCATGCCGGCATGGGGATCAGCGTCATCGGCGCGTACGACTACGCCGAATCGCGCTATCGCGTGTTCTGCGAGGACAACCTCGACGCGTTTGTCGAGCTGTGCGCAGAGCGCGCGCCGCTCGTCTCGTTCAACGGTATCGGGTTCGACGACAAGGTGATCAACGCCACGCTCGATCCGTACAGCGCGATGCCGCGCGAGCCGTTCCGTTACGACCTGCTCGCGGAGATCTGGCGCGCCGCCGGCCTCGACCCGACGTTCGGCGGCAACTCGCACGCCGGCTACGGCCTGGACGCGACGTGCGAAGCGAACTTCGGCATCCGCAAGACCGGTAACGGCGCGCACGCGCCGATCGCCTGGCAGCAGGGCCGCGTCGGCGAAGTCATCGACTACTGCCTCAACGACATCCGCCTCACGAAGCGCCTGTTCGACCACGCGGTCGTGCTCGGCGAGCCGATCGTGCTCGCGAAGACCGGCGCGTCGGTCCGCCTGCGCACGATCGACCAGGTCGAGCGCACCTACTTCGCCTGATCCCGCCACCCTCACCCCTGAACGGAGACGACAGACATGAGCGTCAGACCCATCACCGACACGCTGCGCCACATCGGCGGCGGCATCTTCATCGACCAGGCGAGCGACAAGCTCGCGGAGCTGGTGAACGCCGTCGACGCCAGCGGCAAGGCCGGCACGATGACCATCACGATCGCCGTCAAGAAAGCAACGCGCGGCGGCGCCATGCACATCGGCGCCAAGGTCACGTTGAAGAAGCCGGCCGAGGAACCGATGGAGGCAATGCTGTTCGCGACGCCCGAGGGCAACCTCATCGCGGACGATCCCCGCCAACAGAAGCTGGACCTGAAGCGCGTCGACGGCGCTTCGGATGCGCCGCCGTCCGCGCTCAAGACGGCATAACCCCCTCCCTCCACCAAGGACTCTGCTGAAACCATGGACGACCTCAATCAGAACCTCGCCGAGACGCTCGCGCGCGAAATGAAGCAGCCGATCGAAATCGGCTCGAACACCTCGGCCGCGGTGCGCCGCCTCGCACTGCCGCCGGACTGGCAGTTCGTCGAGAAGGATGAATCGAAGCTGCTGCCGAAACCGCTGCGCAAGATCGCCCAGGTGCGCGTGCGCGACGTCGACAGCTTCATCGAATACGTGAAGCGTCACGGCTCGCTGACCGACTGCACGATCTGGTGCCTCGCCAACTACGTGGAGGGCAAGATCTCGTTCACGGGGATCATCAACGACCACGGCGCGGACGAGAATGCGCCGGCCTGGCGCGATCACCGCGCGCTGTTCTCGCCGGAGTTCAGCGAGGAGTGGCGCCGCTGGACGGGCGTCAATCGGAAGCAGATGAGCCAGACGGAATTCGCTGCGTTCATCGAGGACAACCTGAAGGACATTGCGAGCCCGGACGGTGCCGGGCTGCCGAGCGGCTCGGCGATGCTCGAAATGGCCCTGTCGTTCGAAGCGACACAGGACATGCGGTTCAAGAGCGCGGTCCGTCTGTCGAACGGCGGCGTCAACCTGTCGTTCGTCCAGGACGACGACGCGCAGACGCTGCAGAAGATGTCCGTGTTCGAGCGCTTCGCGATCGGCGTGCCGGTGTTCTGGAACGGCGACGCCTACCAGATCGACGCGCGCCTGCGCTACCGCGTGCGCGACGGCAAGCTCGCGTTCTGGTTCGAGCTGATCCGCGCCGACAAGGTGCTCGAGGCGGCCGCCACGACCATCGTCAACACGATCAAGGAAAAGACCGGGAATCCGTTCTTCTTCGGCATGCCGTTCGCCGGCGAGTAAGCCGCCCTTTCGCGGTGGCCTCGCGCCGCCGCGCCACCGGCTTCAACGGTGGGTGTTCGGAGTGACGGGTGGGCGCCGTCACAACGTCAATACAGATGCAGCGCAGACGGCTTTTCATGCTACCCCGCTGCCATATGCGAGCCGAGCACCCACCCTTGAGGCCCTACCTCGAACGCGTGAGAACAGCATGACGGAAGACATCGAAACCTTCCTCGGCACTGTGGCCGAGGCGACAGCCAAGACGGTCGCGACCGGTATCGGTCTGCCGCATTTTGACGTCGTGAGGGCGATCAACAAGATGCACGCGGCCGGCCAGGTCGAGCGCGAGAAGCGCGCGGGCGGCGGCAACGAGTATGTGTACTGGCTCTCGCGGGGCGCGCCGGTGGCGCAACAGGCAGCCGATGCCGCACCCACACCGCCTGCGGCCCCCGTGCCGCCGCTCGCCGTGGCGATCGCGAGCCTGCCGGGCGCGGCGGTCGGCACGATCGACAGCTCGCACGTCATCGCCGAGCTGCGCGCCGACGTCGAACGCCTTACCGCCGAGCGCGACGCTGCGCAGCTGAAGGCGGACACCTGGCGCGCGAACGCCGCGACGCTCGAGGCCCGCATCGATGAGCTGACGCTCGGCCCGGTCGGCGCCGGCGCGCCGCTGTTCGTGACCGTCGGCCGCAACTGCAAGCCGCAACGACACGAATCGCTCGAGAAGGCCCAGCGCCGCGGCCGCGCTCTCGTGCGCAGCGAAAAGGAATCCGAGGTGCTCGTGCTCGAACCGGTCGGCCGGATCGTGCGCGGCACCGAATGGATGCCCCGATAGCCCCATCCCTCAGCAGCACCCACCAGGAGAAGTCATGCAGATCCAACGTCCTCCCCTCGCCGAAGGCGAGATCTATCTGTGCGGCATCGTCGACGCGAGCGGCGATATCGTGCACACCGTCCTGCTGCCCGGCGAGAACGGCCGCGCATCGTGGCAAGCCCAGATGGATTGGGCGAAATCGCGCGACGGCGATCTGCCGACGCGGGCCGAGCTCGTGATCGCATACGAGCAGCACCGCGCGCAGTTTGAGCAGGCCGCGTACTGGTCGAACACGCCCGACGACGATCCCGAATATGACGGCTGGGCCTGGTGTCAGACCTTCAGCCACGGCACCCAGTACGGCAGCCGACAGAGCACCGAGCTGCGCGCCCGGGCCGTCCGCAGATTCAAAAATTAATCCATTCATCCATTCAAGGATCAGCCATGCAACAGCTGCAAATTCCGCCGCTCGCCGAGGGCGAGATCTACGTCGGCGCCATCGGCGACAAGAACGGTGACTTCCACCACGTGATTCTCCTGCCGGGCGACAACCACGCCGCGCCCTGGAAGGATCAGCTCGAGTGGGCGAAAAGCATCGGCGGCGACCTGCCGACGCGCGTCGAGCAGGCGCTCCTGTTCGAGAACTGCCGCGATGCGTTCGAGCGCGACTGGTATTGGAGCAACGAGCCCAACGGCGATCGCTGGGCCTGGTATCAGCACTTCGGCACCGGCTACCAGGACACCCACCCTCAGCTCAGCGAGCTGCGCGCCCGGGCCGTCCGCAGATTGCCGATTTAACCCTTCATCCATTTCAATCGGAGCATCGCATGACGACCACGCTCGCGGCCATTCAGGCCGCACAGTCGAAGCTCGCTGACGATCACGCCCGCATCAACGCGATGATCGACGAGTTCAAGAAGCTGCCGCGCGCGACCGAGTATCGCATCGACGCGGTCACGATCCCGCTCGCCGCCGGCGAGCGCTACGCAGGCCCGATTCTCGACGAGGACGGCGCACTGAGCCATTACCTGATCCTGCTCCCCGGTGAGGCCGAGGAAGTGACGTGGGACCAGGCGCGCGAGTGGGCCGAGCAGCAAGGCGGCGAACTCCCCTCGCGCCGTGAGCAATCGCTGCTCTTCACGAACCTGCAGGGCGAGTTCGAATCGGCCTGGTATTGGTCCGGTGAGGCACACGAATCGGACGCCGGCTGGGCCTGGTTTCAGACCTTCTACGACGGCCGCCAGAGCGGCAGCCGACAGTTCAACGAGCTGCGCGCCCGGGCCGTCCGCAGATTCATTCCTTCAGTAATTTGACCATTTAGACCATCGTGGCCCTGCACACCCAACTGCCGATCTACCGCGCCGCCGAAGGCCTGCTGGACGTCGTGACGGACGTCGTCACGAACATGCAGCGTGACTTCAAGCGGTCGATCGGCGAGAAGATCAACGTCGAATGCATCGAGATCATCGTGCTCGTGTACCGCGCGAACGTCGCAGCAGACAAGTCGCCTCACCTGTCGGAACTCATCGAGCGTCTGCAGGTGATCAACCTGCTGCTGCGGCTCGGCTTCAACAAGCGCAAGGTCGACAAGGGCGCGTACGCGCGCGCCGTCGAGCTGACGACGAGCATCGGGAAGCAGGCCAACGCGTGGAAGAAGTCCGCAGGCAATCGCCCGCTCCGTGGGGGTCAAGGCTCTCATGGCTGAGCGATCTTTCAATCTGGTCGTGCCGCTGCCCCACAAGGGCACCGCCATGCGCAATGAGGAAACGCGCCGCCAGTGTGCGGCGGCGTCCAGCGCAGTTTCCCGGCTGAGCAATCAGTCGGGCGACGTAGATAGCACGATTTTTCCGGCTGGGCCTGGTATCAGAACTTCAACAACGGCAACCAGAACAACAACCAACAGAACAACGAGCTGCGCGCCCGGGCCGTCCGCAGATTGGAATAACGGATTCACGTTCGCCGAGCTCGTCGAGGCCTACCGCGACTGCCGGCGCACAAAGCGCAATACCCCGGCGGCGCTCGCGTTTGAGGTTGACCTCGAACGCAATCTGCGTCGCCTGCACGATGAGTTGGCTGCGGGTGCCTACCGCCCTGGCCGCTCAATCTGCTTCGTCATCACGCGACCGAAGCCGCGTGAGGTATGGGCGGCTGAGTTTCGTGACCGCGTCGTGCATCACCTGCTGTACAACCGCATCGGCCCGCGCTTCGAGCGCTCGTTCATCGTCGACACGTTCGCATGCATCAAGGAACGGGGAACGCTGCGCGCCGCCGAGCGCCTCGAATCGAAGATCCGTTCGATCACGCAGAACTGGTCGCGGCCGGCGTATTACCTGAAGTGCGACCTCGCGAACTTCTTCGTCAGCATCGACAAGCCCATTCTGCTCGAGCTGCTGCTCACGAAGATCCGCGAACCCTTCTGGCGCGCGCTGACGGAAACGGTGCTCATGCACGATCCCCGGGCCGACTTCGTCTATCGCGGCGATCCGGCACTCCTCGAGCGCGTGCCGCCGCACAAACGCCTGGTCGAGCAGCCGGCGCATCTCGGTCTACCGATCGGTAACCTGTCGAGCCAGTTCTTCGCGAACGTCTATCTCGACGTGCTCGACCAGCACGCGAAGCACCAGCTGCGCGCGCGGCACTACGTTCGCTACGTCGACGACTTCATGTTCCTGGATGAATCGCCGGCGCGACTGAACGAGATCCTCGCCGACGTGACGGCATTCCTGCCGGCCCGGCTCGGCGCGCGAATCAATCCGCGCAAGACGATCCTGCAACCCATAGATCGCGGCGTCGACTTCGTCGGCCAAGTCATCAAGCCCTGGCGCCGCGAGACACGCAAGCGCACGCGCAACGAGGCGCTTCGTCGCATTGCCGAAACACCGAGTCGAGACCTGATGCAGGTCGCGAACTCCTACTTCGGCCTTCTGCGCCAGGCAAGCGCCAGCCATCACGATCGCGCACGGGTCGCGAACCTCCTGAGGTCACTCGGGAAGGCCGTCGATCGCGATCTCACGAAGACCTACTGAGGAGCCAGCAAGCAATGACACCCAGCAAGAATATCCCGGCCGACCGCGTGCTCGCTGCGATGATCCCGGGCGAAGTCCACGCGCCGTCCGATCTCGCTGCGCGCTTCAAAACCACGGCTGCCGCCGTGCGGCCTGTGCTCGAGCAGCTCGCGAAGGACGGCGCGGTCAGCCGCGTGCGGCTGCAGTTCGCGAAGCTGCCGAGCTACGTCATCGCAGGAACCGAGAAGCCCGTCGTGCAGCGTGAGAAGTACGTCGGCGTGCCGGCCGGCCGGCGCACGTACCTCCCGATGTCGGGAAACCTCACCGGCTACGACGACGAGATCCGGCGCCGCGCCGACCTTTGCATGATGGTGCGGCGATGAGCCCCTCGCTCTGGCCGCTGATCTCGTCGCAGCGCCACCTGGACGCGGCTCGGATCGCCGACAAGGCCGCCCGGTTTCAGGTCTTCATCGTGCGCGTCGTCGACGTGACGCTACGCGGCAGGCAGTACCGCCTGCTGATTGACGGCCACCACAACCTCGCGGCCGCACGCGCCGCCGGCGTCGAGCCGACGTGGCGCGGGCCTACCGCGAAATGGAGCCGGATTCAGGCGGCCACGCCGGCCGCTGAGTTCGAACGCTTCCTCATCAATAACCTGACCGACTCCGATTACTACTTCGTCGACACCGGCGAGGTCGTCGCGGAGTTGCTCGGCCGGGAGTAGCGTGAAATGAAAGAACACCCGATCCTTTTCAGCGGCTCGATGGTGCGCGCCATCCTCGAAGGCCGCAAGACGCAGACGCGGCGCATCGTGAAGCCTACCGGCGCGCATCACATCTTCCAGTTTCGCGGCAGGGAGGAAGCGCGCGGCACTGACGAACCGACCGGCGAATGGGCGTGGTGCCGCGCTGAACGCGTGATCAGCGAACATATCCGCTGCCCTTACGGCAAACCCGGCGATCGCCTGTGGGTGCGCGAGGCATTCCGCCTCACCAGTGATTTCGACGGAGATAGTCCGACACGTGTTGGCGAGCGTTGCCTGGACGCCGGATACCGGGCGCCATGGGCGCCGGTGCGCTATGAAGTCGACGGCGCGGAACGGGACTGGCGATGGGTTGGCACTCCGCCGGGACACGAGGTAACAGCCGGCCGCGCTCGGGCTTCAATGCACATGCCTCGCTGGGCGTCACGCATCACGCTGGAAATCACGGGCGTGCGCGCCGAGCGCCTGCAGAGCATCAGCGAGTCGGACGCGCGCGCCGAAGGCGTGACGATCGAGGACCATCACATGCGCGGGTACTGCGCCGGGGCGTTCCGGCCGCCGAGCATTCGCGCTTTTCACGACCTGTGGGACAGCCTGAACGCCGCGCGCGGCCACGGCTGGGATGCAAACCCGTGGGTATGGGTTGTCGAATTTCGGAGGATCGAACCATGACCGAGCGCCTGATGGATGCGGCCGAGCTCGTCCGGATCACCGGCCTGAAGCGCCACTCGAAGCAGGCCGAGTGGTTCAAGACCAATTTCGACATCGACGTCGTGCGCTGCGCCGATGGCAGCCTGGTCATGACGTGGACGCAGTTCGACGCGCTGATGGCGCGCCGGAACGGGACCGCGCCGGCGGCCGGTGTGCCGGCGGCGTCCGTAGAACTTTGCTTTGACTGATGGCACAAGAACGACATAAAGCCCGGTATCCACGCGTCTACGCCAAGCACGGTGCCTGGTACTGGAGCGAGCCGATCTCGGGCCGCTGGATCCGACTCTGCTCGCTCACCGACGACGAAACCAAGCTGGTTGAGCGACTCGCCGAGGAGCGGAAGAAGCGTGCGCGGCCCGACGGCGCCGGCGACATGCGCCCGCTGATCGATCAGTATGTGCGCGAGAACAAGCACCTGCACAAAGAGAAGGCCTGGCCGAAGTACGGCGACTATGCCGGCAACGGCTTCCGCAAAGCCAACGTCGCCGACATCAAGCCGGCCCACGTGAACAACTGGCTGAAAGTGAAATATGCCGGGAAGCTGCCTATGCAGCGGGTGATGCGCGCCTTCCTTTCGGGCTTCTTTCAGTGGTGCATCGAGAAGTCGAAGCGCGACACGAACCCATGCCGGGAAGTGAAGCTCCAGAAGCCGAAGCCCCGGCAGACCTACATCACGGACGCGCACTTCGCCGCCATCCGCGCCGCCATGCTCGAGGTCACGTACGAACGCAACGGCCAGACGATCACGGCCGACGTTCCGACGGGCCCGATGATGCAGTGCTTCATCGACCTGTGCTACCTGACCGCGCAGCGCTCGACCGAGATCCGCAACCTGAAATGGTCCGACGTCGATCGTCCAGCCGGCGTCATCCACTTCATCCCCAGCAAGACCGAGGATTCGAGCGGCGTGCGCGTCGACTTCAAAATCACGCCCGAGATCGACGCGGTCCTGACATCCATTCGCGAGATCGACGGCCGCCCGTCGATCGGCGACATGCCAGTCATTCACACCAGAAAAGGGAAGCGCTACGCGGCGAACACGATCCTGAAGGCATGGAAGATGGCAGCGAAGCGCGCCGAGCTCACTGGGCAGGGCTACACGGTGAAGGACATCCGCGCGAAGGCGCTGACCGACGGCGAGCGCGCCGGCTACGACGTCAAGGCACTCCAGATCGCTGCGGCGCACACCAGCGAAAAGATGACCGAGACATACCTGAAGCAGCGCAACGTGCCGGTTGCCGACGTCCGCCTGCATGTGCCGAAATCCGCATGA